TGCCACCAATCCCCCCGCACAAATCAAATTTTCACCAAATGGTGTCAATGAAGGATTTTTACCTAATACGCTTGCATTTAGAAGGATTTTTACCTATAGTCTGTAAACTACAATAAATTTCTACGTAATGACGTGGCACAAGAAGTCGAAGATTGAGTCAAAAGAGGAGCTGATGGAGGAGATTAAGGTGGTAATCGAGTGCTTGCACGGAATACCATCAATGTCTGATAAGCTGCCTAATTATATATATAACCGCATAGAATCCATTATAGAGTATGTCAAAGAAAAAGGCTGGGACTAACGAATTTAGCCCTGAAGAAAAGGTCGCTATTCTAAGGGAGATTGAGGTGATGGGTAACGTGTCAAAGGTTGCCGAGAAGTGGGGCGTGTCAAGGCAAGCCATTTACAACTGGAAGGCTCAGAGAAAGAACCTTGATGAGGAGATAATAATAAGGGAGCAAGCTAAGGACGTTGTAACACGCTCAAAATTCGACCCAGAGCTCCTAAAAGACCTTGAGCAATACCGTAACACTCTTCAGTTCATTGGGACGCTAGAGGAGCGAAAAGAGAAGATGTCGGCTAAAGTAGAGTTCATGCTCATTAAGATTACGACTCTATTAGAGAACCATCCTGACCTAGATGAGATTCACCCGAAGGACTTGAGCAAGATAATGAAGGATTTGCATGATGTCCGTAAAGAGCTGAGTAATGAGCCGACCATTATTATTGAGTATAAGAACAAGCTGAGGGAGCAGACCCTTCAGGTTCTTCAGGACTTCTTGAACTTAGACCAGCTAAAAGAGTTTGCCAGTAGAATGGAAGCAATCGAAGCGGACTACGAGGTTTTATGAAAAAGTTAGTACCGATGTGCATTGTCGTATTGACCGAGTTTATAGGGTGCTTTATCTTAGGCGCATCCTGTAACTCCTTAACGACAGACCCATCGACAATCTGCAACTCAATCTGTTCTTAATGAAGATGAAGTTATTACGCCTACGTCAGGTATGGATGTACTCTGACAATCAACCAACGGAGATTATCCTTGCGCTGGCTAATATCTTTATGGTTCCATTTGCGTTGAGCATGGAGATTGGCACTGGTTTGTTTCTTTCTTTGATACCTGCTGTGTCGGGTATCCATCAAATAATTTGCGTTGCTTCTGACGAGATAGATTGTAGAGTGCGAGCCTCTATGATTTGTCTAGGTGTGTACCTAGCGTCAGCGGTTATGTATCTTGTAACTATAGGCTTCCCTAGTCCAACACACTACGGGTGGTTCTTATTTATAATAGCTGCTTTCGGTAGTATGTCCAGATTATCGAGAGAAAAAATATATAAAAACAAAAATGGATAACATCACGCAAATTGTTATTACGCTCGCAACCGTACTAGGCTCCGCTGGGGTCTGGAAGTTCTTTGAAGCTAGGCTTAAAATAAAGGCTGAGCAAAGAGAAAACGAAACCAATAATAGCGACACGATTCAGTATCGTGACGATTTAAAGAATAGGGTTCGTAACCTCGAGAACTTATTAGAAGATTCATCTGATGAAAAGGATGAGTTGCGAAGTCAAATATTAAAGCTAACAGAGGAAGTATCTGCGTTAAGGATTAAAGTCGAATTCTTGGAGAAAGAGAATGAACGGCTCAAACTCAAATAACATTAAACGCTACATATTTCCTGAAATGAAAGAAAACTTTATACCTAAGCCCGTACCCCTAAAAAACAAAGCACGAGTATTTAAATGCGTGGGGCAAGTATCTACTGGTAAGCGGTGCGAGGTGCAGTGCACACTGTGCAAACGAGCTTATGAGCCAAAAACAGAAAAAGAATAATTGGTCAGACTTATTAGTCAACATAGTAGGACACGAGCCACCCCCTGACTCGCTAGACCTACGTAATTCTTTTATCGAAAACTGTTTAGCTGACCAAGATGGGTTCAAGGTTACCCAAGCCCATATTCATCACACGATGCAGAAGGGTATCTATGACTGGGAGCAACAAGCCTTGTCTATGAACGCCCGTCTCAATGGGTTGATTCGTGCACCCTACAACACAGGAAAGTCCCAGCAAGTCCCCATTGGCTTGTCAGCGTATATGACCACTCGAAAGCACGAGCTAGAAACCCTTATAGTATCTGCTGACGGTGGTATCTCAACGAAGAGGATATTGTCCCTAAGAGCCTTGTTTCAGAGTGATATGTACAGGTACTGGTGCAGGGAACACAACTTCAACCCTGTTGAGTTTGATAGAACCGACACAGGTTCAACGCAGCGCATCATCGTTAAGAGCCGTAACCGTACTGGTAACCCTACCTATGAGGCGTATGCCGTCCTCACCCAAACTACGGGACAGCGGGCTGGTGTACTCATTCTTGATGACGTGTGTAATGATGAGGATAGAATATCTACGGCTAGAAGGGAGACCGTTTGGAATAAGGTATCGAACACTTGGATTAAGCGTGTACACGACAAAGGTATTGTTTTAAGCGTGTGTACACCATACCATCCTAATGACGCTAACAGCAGACTTATGAAATCAGGCATCTTTAACGTACTACAAATATCGGTAAAAGAAGATAAGACTGGTTACATGGTTGAGGAGTGGAATAATTTTGGAGAGTAGAATTTGTTATCAGTGCCAAAAAGATAAACGTATGTCTGAGTACCATAAGGACGTTAATAGCCCTGATGGGTACAAGATACGATGTAAGAAGTGCCGAAGTAAGCACAGAAAAAAATACTTTAAGCCAAAGTTTAAACCACAAAGAGGTATGGTGTATTGCGTAGAGTGTAAGGGTTATTACAAGTTTGGAGTAACATCTGATACCATGAAAAAAAGATTAAGCACTATGCAAACAGGAAATCCTTTTTATATAAGATTACTTTGGGTAGCTAGAAGTAACAAGATTCGTAAATACGAAAGCCAAATTCATAAAATAATAAGAGGCAGTCACCATAGAGGGGAATGGTATGATATACCGCAAATACTAGCCAAACAACTTAGAAACATAGTGAGACACGATGAAGAAAGCTAAAGTAATAATGTATGCTCGTTTTGGGGTAAACGTAGAACAAGACGAGATAGACTACATAAAAACAAAGATGGAAGAGTTCTTAGAGATGATAGAGGCTGAACTTGTTGGTCAGAAGTGGGAGATACTGGCAAAGAATCAGAGTTCTAAGGCGATACACGAGATTATAAAGCAATGCGGAAAGAATGGATGGGCTATCCTGACATACGACCTTAAAACATTACACCAGCACCATTCAGGTGCAATGTCCTTAATAGCGGAGGGTGACGATGTCGGTGTGCCTGTCTATTTCATTGAGGGAGGCGCTGTCATGCAAACATTATTCAGTAGATTATGAGAGAACCAGATAAGGTCTGGGACATACCCCTATGGGAAACCAATCACAGTAAACAACGACTGCTCCAAGAGGAAGCGATGGACTTTCTGTCGTATAAACTTGGATACGAAATGAGCGAGGAAACAGATGACCCAACGAGAAAGGCTTACAAACACTTTGACGGATACAATCACTACCCTGATGGGAATCTTACGGCTCTTGATTACGATAGTGGGCATCCTGTCTGGCTTTGTGCTGATTTCAACAGGTCTCCTCATTGTTGGGCTCTTCTCCAAGTTAAAAGAGCTCGTAATGGGCTTAAGCAGTATGTTATTTTCGATGAAATCTTCTCCAAAGAGGCTTTAACCACTGAGCAAGCCCTAAAAGCAGTAGAATTACTGAAAAAATGGGGTGTTTCTAAGGTTTTATTGGCTGGAGACAACACTTCCAACCAAAAAAGTGGTAATTATGGTCGTGTAGGTAAAAATGATTGGGACTACGTGCGAGAAGTCTTTGATGAACACGACATTTCGTATAAAAACGAGCTAGACATCCAGAACCCTAAAAGAAAGGTTCGTGTAGACAAAGTAAACAACGTAATTTACGCTGGAACCAATGGAGAAAGGCGTTTATTGGTCAATACTCGCTGCGAACACGTCATAAAGGATTATATGTACTCCATTGTAAACGATAAAGGGCTAAAAATAGACAATGGAGATAGGGGTCACATGTCCGATGCTACTGATTACGCTATCTGGCGTAATGAACGTGGCAGTAATGCCCCTATGTATGTGCTCCGCTAACTTCTTTTAATGGATTTAGCTCGTTTGCCCATACCAACACGTCTCTTTTCACGAACAGCCTTCTTGCCCTCGCCACGTTTACGTAGTTCTTGCCACGTTACTGGGGTCTTAGAGGAAACCTTAACGGTGGGTCGACATTTCTTTACGCCTTTGAACTTGGCAGAGCCACAAGCCTGTCCGTCTTGGGTCTTCCATTTCTCCTTCATCCATCGGGCTACACCAGTTGTACCTGACTTCTTGCCTTTATACGTTCCACCCCTTTTCTTGTATTCCTTTACTATCCACGCAGAAGCATACGCACTAGGGAATATCTTGAACTTACGTTTAGCCTCAGATTTAACTCGGCTGTATAGGGCTGGTTTTGCTGGAGTATTTGCCATAATTGCGTCAAACTTATGGCTGAATTACACTAAAATTCAATACCTTACTTTAGTATTGAATCTTTATGGAATATACGTATATTTTTGACACCATGAGTAGCAAAAAAGACCCAAAACTTACAAGGTACGGAGTAAGTGGCTATAACAAGCCTAAACGGACTCCAAGTCATCCTACTAAGTCTCATATTGTAGTAGCAAAAGTGGGCAACAAAGTAAAGGTTATACGCTTTGGTCAACAGGGTGTATCAGGTGCAGGCAAGAACCCTAAGACTAAGGCTGCAAAAGCTAGACGCAAATCCTTCAAGGCTAGACACGCAAAGAACATAGCTAAAGGACGTATGTCAGCAGCATATTGGGCGGATAAAGTAAAATGGTAACGTTATGCCTCTTCAGCGTGGTTCTTCACCAAATATTATTCAGCAAAACATTCGACAACTTATCAAAGAGGGTTATACGAAGCAACAAGCTATCGCTATAGCCCTACAATACTCAAGAAAGTAATGATAGACACCTCAAAGTTATATTCCGTATCCAAAGACGCTGTCGAAGACATCGTAATGAAAGAAACTCGTCACCCGTATTATAGCGTGGTTCTTGACCGAGCTAAAATCATGAACAGTTGGTTCCAAGCGGAGTATGACGAATACACAGCCATTTCTAGCACGGTCTTTTCTGATAAGTCCTATATCATTGACCAGAGCAGTATTGAGTCGGATGAAGAGTACAGAGAGCGTTTAGGTCGAATGAAGCTGTTCCCACTGGAGCAGAAGTTCTTCTCGGCACAACAGCGCATTTATGACGAGAACAACGTCAACCGAATGTACCCTGACAACAAAGATTTCTGGAAGTGGAAGGAAACGAATTTTGATGATGCAGGGTGTTCCATCACTGAGTTTTACCGAGACAAGGTTCTCTTCGTAAAAGAGGTTTTGGGGTTTGGTGCAGTAGTAACCGACCTTATGATAGATGGTAACGGAAACCCTGTTACCGACACAGACGGCAACGTAGTTCCTTACAACTTTGTTGTGCGTCCCCACGAAATATGGAACTTTCAAGTGAAGCAAGGCGCTCTCACGTTGCTTGTTACTAGGCAAATGTATTATGACCTAGACAACGTTAAGAAGCATAAGTGGACTGCCTACACACCTGAGTACATCTGCGTGTACATCGAAGAGAATGGGAAGAAACAAAAGACTCTGGAAATACCTAATCCATTCGGAGAAGTTCCAGCCACGCTACTCAAGGGTCAGACGGATGCTAACAGTTCGTTCATTGTAGGTAAACCTCGTAGATATTCCCTTAAGGGTATGTACCTAGCCTCTTCTGAGTTGTTTTATGACCTGAAGAAGGGTTCTGAACTGTTCGGGCATCCTATTCCTGTTCTCACAGATTCCATTGTTCGAAGTCTAGCTGGTGTAGCTGATGATGACCAGTACGACTCTCGCACCATCAAAGAGGGTGTTGGTATGGCTATCATCATTCCTGATGACCAGCAAATACCTAGTAATATGTTGTACCAAGCAGATATGCAGGGCTTACAGCACCTTAGAGACGTAATTTTTGGTGATTTAATGTCGCTCATTTTCTCTATGGCTCAGGTTCGAGACAAGTCCATTGTTAAGAGCAATGTATCGGGCTCTGCTAAGAGATTTGATAACGTAGAAGAACAAGGGTTACTAGCGTCTACCGCTATGGACATGGAGATGATAGAGATGCAGGTGCTTAGAAGAATGGCTAAGGTTCGTGATGAGGACTACGAAGGATACGGTGTAACCTATTCGAAACATTACGACTTATCCAGTGCGGATGAGATATTCCAAGACATTACAGAAGGAATGCAGTACCACGCAATGTCTCTGCCTCTCATTAAGAAGTTGACCAGTGAATATATGCGCAAGCGCTCCATGCCTCAAGAAGACATTGAAGAAGTAATGCAACATTTTGATGATTATGGTATGCCTAAAACGCCTACTGACCTACGAAATTTAGTGGATATTCTTCCACAAGAAGAACTTCAACGCCAAGCACAAGTTGGTATTGAAACACAAAGCGAGCAATAATTAACTTATAATCACATTATGAGCGAACAAAACATAGAGCAAGCTGATGCTCCTGAATCAGCAGTAGAGGAGACAACCTCACAAAACACCGTACAAACACAACCAGAATTCGACAAAGACAAGTTTTTTCGTGGTGCATACAACGAAGGAAAAAGTAAGGTCGAAAAGGACGTTGTAGGAAAGTTCTCTGAATTACTGGGAAATAACGTTGAGTCATTAGACGATGCTTTTTCGCTAATCCAACAGACGCTTCAACCCAAGCAAGAAGAGAAGGGTGAGTCTGAAAAGTTGCGTGAGCTATTGCAACAGTACCAGCAAGAAGCTGAGTCTGCAAAAGAGCAACTCATGATGACTCAAATGGAGAATCGCATAAACACTGAGTTTCAGTCAGCGTTCAGCGCACTCCAACAAGATAATGAACTGACTTTACGCCAAGACTATGTAGAACAACTGTTCTATAACGAGTACGAGATAGAGGAGTCTAATGGGGAGTTTTATGCCGTTAAAGATGGTGTTCCTGACTTAGACGAACAGGGCAACAGAAAGTCAGTGGCTAACTCACTCGTTGAGTTTGCTAAACAATTTGCGAAGCCCAAGAAAGTGGGCGCTGGCGGAGCAACTGGTGGTACTCCAGCTAGTAGTGAAAGACCTAGTCGAGCAGAGTTTCAAGAACTTGTGCGCTCGTCTAATCCAGCAGACCGTGCTAAGGCAGAGGAGCTTTTCGGAGCGATGAGAGCCGCAGGCGGTTGGGCTGAACAAGCGTAAATCCATCTTATTATGGTTAGGCAAAACCTTAATTGTCATGTTCTGGTCATAGCGACCCAAAAGCTAAAATATAACATTATACCTATAATTTAACTTTTATAAAGACATGGCAATTAATAGTAATTTTTCCATTTACGAACCAGAGGCGTTTGTTGAGGTAGCTCTAGCTAACCAGTATCCAAACCGACCAATGGTATCAAAAGCCGTTACTAACGTAGCTGGCGCATCTATCGAAGGTCTCGTTGCAGCTCGTAACAAGACTGTAAGTATCACTCGTGCAGTAAAGCCTACTGGAGCTCCTAGCTCTTACTCAGGTTCTTACTCTCTAGGTACTCCTGACGCTAACGAAGAGCAATTAGTAATCAACAAGCATTACTACTCTGGATTCAGCATCGACAAGGCTGACCAAAAGTTTGCGCTTCCTGACTTAGTACAACAGCACTTCGTACCAAGACTACACCAGCTTATTGACCAAATCAATAGTGACGTGAAAGTTGAGGCTCGTAAGGCTTTTGAAGTAGCTTTCGCTGACAACAACACTGACTCTACTGTAATGGACGACAATGACCTTGCAGAAGCTAGAAAGATTATGGCTTCTCGTAAGTTCACTACTGATAACCTAATGATGGTTATTGACCCATTCGTAGAGAAAGACCTTACTACTTTGAACATCTTCCAACAAGCCAACACTCGTGGTTCTGCTGACATTCAGTTAGGTGGAGCTATGGCTCGTGCTTATGGTTTTGACTTCTTCGTAGACAACGAAGGTTCTAGTCACACTGTTGCTACTGTAACTGACGCTACTATCGCAGCTACTGAAGCTATAGGACAAACTGAGCTAACTATCGACAATGGTAGTGGTGGTGCAGCAACTGTATCTTTAGCTGAGGGTGACATCGTTACTTTCGGTTCTGCTAAAGGTACTGATGACTTCTACACTGTTCAGTCTCAAACTGGAACTGTATTGACTATTAAAGAGCCATTACGTGCTGCTCTTGCTAATAACGATACTATCAACCCAGTTGATATTGCTTCAGGCGACACTGGTCGTGAGCAGTTCTTCTACGACCCATCTGCCCTTGCCTTAGTAACTGCTGTTATGCCTTCAGTGGATAGCGGTTCAGGTTCTGGCGTGCGTAGAGCTGCTGGTTTCGAGCCAATGAACAACGTAAACTACACATTGACTATCGAAGAAACCAAGTCAGGTGCTGACGTACTTATCGAAGTTCTTTACGGAGCTAAAGTATTCAGACCAGACCTAGGTGGACGATACATTCGTGGTAACGTAGCTAAGGCGTAAGCCCTAGTAACTAATTAAAAGGGGTGTGGCTCTTCGGGGTCACCCCCTATTTTTTAACTACACATAAAACAAGATTCATGGCGTTTAGCGACTTAACACTTACTAGAAACAATATTGATGCACTAGAAGAGCTAACGTTCAAGGGCGTTAACGTCACTACGGGCACGACAACGCTCAATCTATCGGAGAAGGATAACCTAATACTAGGTAAAGCAATTAAACTCCTTAAAACGGATATTCTTGAGAATTTACGAGAATATATAAACGATTCTACGTATGCTACAGAGACTGCGTTGTTAGACGCTATTTATGCAGCAGATTCTGAAGAACTTCTTGTTGACTTGCTTTCATACAAATTTTTAGAGTTGTGGTTTGCTCAAGACGCAACACACAGAGATAGCTACTCATTCACAAAAGCTGGTAAATATTACAATATGTATAACCAGTATCTTACTGCTAACCTTAGAAGACTTAGTGGTTTACTAGCGAAACCAAAGACCACGCCAAGAGTCCGATTTATGAGTATGTACTAATATGCCAACACTAGGTCAAATATTAACAGATGACTTAGCGTCTAAATTAAATGATAGTGGATTCTTAAATGATGCGCTAGAATTTACCCGTGATGTAATGATTGAGTCAATAAAAGACTCTAGTGAGTATGGGTATAATGCTGACGGTTCATTTTGGGACGAGCTTAGCGATTCCCATGCTAAAAGAAAAGGTGGGGATTATACTGCTGATTTAAGGTTTAAGTTTTATTCTACTGTGGGGGCAATGGATAACCTGTACGCATCTGTTCAAAGCGATAACACATTTGAGTTTGAGTTTGGTGACGATAAAATGAACGCATACATGGAGGCTCACCAATATGGCTTATCTAATGGTCGCTCGAGGATGCCAGAAAGAAGATGGGCTCCAAATGAAGCAGATTTAGAATCACCAATGCAGCAAGAGAACTTAAAGAAAATAGAAAGTTTTATAACAGAATATTTAAACGAGTCCTCTACTGTTCAGGGTGCTCAAATAGTAAGTATATAACATGGATAGAAACGCAATACTTAGTGGGTACGTAACGAGCTTCAGTTCCTATTCATCTTCAGATGCAAGACCAACCGTTGAAAAGGTATTGAAGTTTAGCGGTAACAATTTCGATATTAGGAAGCGTGCAGACGTTAAGCGTGAAGTAGTAGTATTCAAACTATTAAACGGAACTACTGATTACAGGCTTAATGATGAAAAACCTAGTGAATTGAACCAGAGGTTTCAAGCGCTAGTATATATTGAACAGCCCGATTCGCATAGCTTGAAAGACACGATATACGATAGGGCATTAGAAATTAGTGACCAGCTGTTTGATTGGGCAACCACGACAACGGCTTCAGACGTAAACAGTGATTTGTGGACGTTAACAGTTATTGGAGTAGATGGTATCGAGGAAAGAGATGGATACTTATCTACTGTAGTGAATTTTGAAAGTATAATTAAAATATCCTAAACCAAACACAAAACAATGGCAAAGTTTATATTAGACAAAGTCACCCTGTCAGATGGCAACAATTACGATGCCGACGAAGGTGATATAACAAATGTTATTGTAGAGGCTTCGTTGCCTACTATTGAACCTAATCAAGTAACCATTGAGAATGGTCAGCTAGTAAACGAGTCTTATACGGTAAACATTGAAATGAGAACCAAATCTACAAATCTTTCTGGTAGTAAAACAAACGCTATATTAGCTAGTGGTCATGTTTCTACGGATGGCACTCTTCCTATTAAGAGCTATATACGATTTGTTGGGGCTTCTAATTCTTTTAACATAAGCACTGGAGCTATATACTTAAATGGCTACGAAGATTATAGCAACGGTAGAATAGAAACAGTCTTAACTGGTACACTAGAAGTTATTAGTGCTACTGACGGCTTAACTAGCTAAGGAGGCTTATCATGTCAAAGTTAATTATATCACAAATAGATGTTTTTACTGGCGCTTTTGGTACGACTTCACCATCATCTTATATAGGTTCTATCAAAGACTTTACGGTGGATGGTCTTCAGTATTTCCCTGAGCCAAATCAAGTAACAGTAGAAGACGGTCAAACTATTAATGAGTCGTACAACGTTCCTATTGAGATACGTACTAGAAAACTAACCTACGAAAGCGGTACGCTTGTTCAGGATAGTACTGGTGGTTCTCCTGCAGTTGGCGCAGCTAATGGAGAAAATATCTTAACTCACGCCTCAAGCCCAGTAATGGTTGATGACGCTAGTGACTCAAAGACTGAGTGCTTCTTACGGTTTGTAACTCAAGGAACAGGTGTTAATGACTTGAAGACTGGTGGAGTAGTCTTAAATGGCTATCAGGACTTTTCTAATGGACGTAGAGAAGTTGTATTGCAAGGCAACATTGAAGTAATTACTGCATCTGACGGTGTAGGTCAAGAATCTTAATATTATGAGTAGAAGTCAATTAGAAAAAATAAGTATTGCAGAAATACCAGATAGTGGAACAACATTTGATTATTACAACACGTTCTCAGTAGTACAAGAGGGTTCTGATGAGGCTTCTAGGCAAGTATTAAGTATAGAGCCAGCTTCATCACCTATTATCGAAGATGGTCAAACGTTGATAACCAGTAAGAACTACGACCTTACTGTAAGTGGTCTATTTAAAAGTAGCACCATTTCTGGATTACAATCATTAGCAGACGACCGAGATGACGTTGTGTTTGGCGGATTCGGTTTAGGCGGTCAAATACTGCAAATGGATGGTAAACTAAATTTAGGTCAAGTATTCACTGAAACTGCTTCGTTTAGGTTTAACAGTCCTCGTGAAGCTAAAGGCGGATATGACTCTTCAACTGGTAAACATACATCTGAATTGTGCTATAGCTATAACGGTCTAGCCATGTACAAGTGGCAAGAAGGTTCAACTAGTGGATTAGCAGCAGGGTGGACAAAAACCAACGGAACAGCAACTTGGGATTCTGGTAACGGAGAACAAGACTTCACAACTTCTGGAGTTGCTGGAGCTTCTCTTCATAGAGATTTATTTTTGCCATGTGACGGCAGAACTATCTATTTCCATGTGGATATGACCGCTTCTTCAATAACTACTGGTTCTAATATAAAAATAGAAACATTTAGCGATTATGGCAGTACCAGTGTAGGAACTGCTGATACAGAAACCATACCTGATAGCTCTACCGCAACTCTAACAGCAAGCATGGTAGTTCCTGATACTGCTAAAATGATTAGAGTGTCTATTAACATTGGTCAGGACGATGATATATCGTTCAAAAATCCAACAGTACAGTTAGATAGTGCTTATAGCTTTGTAGAATTTAACACATAACCCTAAAATAAAGCGAGCAATTTATGGGACGTATTACAAAAGTAACTGGCGAATTTATGGGGGTTCGGTTTGAGGTCAAGCCGACCCCTATTCGTTTTGATAAAATAATAGAGGAGCGTAGAAATATGCTCATGAACTGGTACAAGGAAAACCATCCTAAACTTCATAAGAAGCTAGATAGCGATAACATTTCTATTGATGATTATACGATGGAAGACCTTGATGGAATAAACGCTTGGCGTTTAGATGAAGAGTTTCGTGCTAAGTACTGTAAGTATACAGCGCAACACTGCATGAAGCTCGATAAAAAAATTACTGATGCCACTTGGAAATCGGATGACTTGGAGCTGGGCACGCTTGAGGAAGCGTGGGATTTTTTTACGAACAGGCGACAAGTACCTTCCAATGGAGTCGGAGTACTTTAGAGTCATTAGACTTGCTCGCACCTAATGACCTAGTGGTTGAAGTTGGCGGAGCGTACATTTATTACTGTTACGTTCTTGCCGACTTTAATCCATTGCGAGCTAAGGAACTTGAAGCCGAGTGTTCCATAGAAGACATAACCAAGGCTATGATGGCTCGTGAAGCGTACCATAAGCCTAAAAACGAGTAAAAACGATGCCCGAAATAGTATATACCGTCAAAGTTGTTTTAGACCCATCATCAGAAAAGATTGTCGGTAAAGCTATTGAT